ATACATACACGATACCGCTTGTTCTTGACGAGCCTATTACTACTTCTATCCCTACAAGGAAATAATGCTTATGCTTGGTATTGCAACTATACTCCAACGCCTGAAGGCTATATGCTTCCAGGTTCTCTCGTATGTAATGGCATTGACCCACAAATTGCACTTAAAGACTATTGGTGCGTATCTTATAACCCAAGTGACCCAATTTGTGGTGCGTATCAAGTCCCTGCTTGTTCAGACTTGGTTGAAAATCAAACCACAGCTTGTACGTTACCTCATTATAGCGGTGCTGTTAATCAAAGCAGGACTTATAGTTGTTCTTCAAGCTCTTGGTCACCTTGGACAGAAACTTCTAACAATTGCACGCAAGACCCTCCAACGTGTCAAGCAAGTACTGAAACTAGACAACTAGCCTGTCAAGCAGACTATGTAGGTTCAGTTACAGAAACTAGAAATTCATCTTGTCCTGACCCTTATGGTAATGATGTATGGGGAGCATGGGTAGAAACAAATAATACATGTGTTAAGAGTGCTACAAACGTCACTAACGTATCTTCACCTGTTAGTCCTAGCTCACCCCTTAACCCTGTAAATAATCCACCTCCTGCACCACCACCTGCTGTTGCTCCAGAGGTAAACCCATTAGCTGCACCTGAACCACCTAGGGTAGAGTCAGCTCCTGTTAAGGTTGAACAACCAAAACAAGAAACTAAAAGCGAGCCAAAAGCAAAAGAAGACAGTCCAAAAGACCCACCAAAGGCTGAACAAAAGAATGATAGCAAGGATAGTCCTAAACTTGACGTACCAAAGGGTAAAGAACTTGTACATGGCTTTGGGATAGTCCTTTCTTTAGAAATACTTAACAAACCTATTATACAGCAAATTGAAATAACAGATGCTTTCAAATTTGATACGGAGATAAACAATGAGTTCGGAAAAAATCAAAACCTTCAACTTGAGCTTATCCAGCTCGGCACTTCTGAAGTTGATTTTAATAGCATTGCCAATAGTGGCTGGCTCGGCATACGCAGGCATAACTTTTTACAACAAGATGGTTACGGCAATTGAGGCTGTTGACAGTTTAGACTTAGCTCCTATAGAGTCTAAGTTAAATGGTTTAGAGATACAAGTTAAAGCTATTAATGAAAGACAATATCAACTATCTGAGTCTATAATGAAAGCTAGTGAAAAGTCTTCAGACGCTATTGCCAACTCACGTGAGACTTCTGCTATGGTATCAGGACTACGTAAAGAATTAGAAGCAACCGTAAATGCAATGGATGATAAACTAAATACTGTTAAACGTAGCACAATGAACCCATTATCAAAATGACATTCATCAGCGAAAATAATATAGCTAACCTCTATAGTGCAATTATAGAGATGCCTATATTTGATGAATACAAATTACCACCGGCAAGTAAAGTAGACTTTGTTATTGTAGATGATGATAGTATTTGTGGTGAATATCAGCCACCAGAACAAGGTGAACCGCATGTCATTACTATTTCTGTAGCAAGACACTCTCACTTATATCCTGTGTTAATTACACTTTGTCATGAAATATTGCATATGGCGGTATATACAGTTTCACCAAAAACAGAGCAGTACACAAGTCATAAAGGCTTGTTTCTTAAATTACAAAAACGTGTAGCCAAAATGTATGGCTTTGACCCAAAGGAGTTATAGATGTTAAGTATTCTATCAGGTATATTAGGTTTTGCTACTTCAGGCTTACCTAGTGTTTTAGGTTTCTTTCAGCAAAAGGGTGACCAAAAGCATGAAAGAGAAATGGCTAAACTACAAACAGAACGTGAATTAGAATTAGCTAAAGCAGGCTTTATATCACAAGAAAAGATAGAAGCTATTAAGCTAGACCAAATAGAAGTTCAAACATACGCACAAGAACGTGAAGCATTATACGACCACGATAAGAAGTTAGTAGAAAATGCAAGTCCTACAGTTAAGAATTGGAACGCTATGGTTAGACCTGTAGTAGCGTTTATCTTTGTAGGTGAGTTAGTGCTTATCAACCTTATCTCATTAGCATGGGCTATGTGGTCAGGTGTAGACTTTGTTGTAGCATCTCAAGAAGTATTTGGTTCTGAAGAAATGGCTATTACTGCATCTATTATTGGTTTTTATTTCGGCTCTCGTACATGGGAAAAGAAACGTGAAAGTATCTGATAAACTTATCAAGTTACTACGTCATCACGAAGGTGTTAAAAATAAACCTTACAAATGTCCTGCTGGGTTGTGGACTGTGGGTGTTGGTCATCTTATCGGTGATGGTAAAACGCTACCAGCGTCATGGAATAAAACATTTACTAACGAGGAAATAGATGGAATTCTTAAACACGACCTCAACCGTTTTGAGTTGGGAGTACATAAGATGTTACCTAACGTGTTTTTACGACAACATGAGTTTGACGCTCTTGTCAGCTTTTGCTTTAATCTGGGTCTTGGATGCTTTCAGCGTTCAACCATCCGTCAAGCGTTGTTACGTGGCGATAAAGAAGCGGCTATGGAGTCGTTAGTTAAATATTGTAAAGCTGGTGGCAAGATATTAAAAGGTTTACAAAACAGAAGATTAGATGAACGCAAATTGTTTTTAGGGTTATAATAAAGCATCTTAACCCTAGGAGAGTAGTTTGAAATATAAATCAGTTCTAGTCATATCTGACCTACATATTCCATATCATCATCCTGACGCATTTGCGTTTCTAAAAGCATTAAAAACTAAATACAAGTTTGACCATATAGTCAACATAGGTGATGAGCTAGACCAACACGCTATCTCTATGCACGAACATAACCCAGACTTATATTCTGCTGGACATGAATTAGAAGAGTCTAAAAAGCATGTAAAAGAATTAGAAAAGATATTCCCTAAGATGGTTTTAGTTCACTCTAACCATAGCTCTTTAGTTTATCGTAGAGCATTAAAGTACGGTATGCCTAAAGCATATCTTAAACATTACAATGAGTTCTTAGGCGTTGGAAAAGGCTGGGAATGGGTAGATGACCACACCATAACCCTAAGTGATAACTCTAGGTGTTTCTTTACTCATGGTCTATCTGCTGACGTTTTAAAGGTAGCCCAGCAGTATGGAATGAATACGGTGCAGGGTCACTATCATACTAAATTCAGTATTGGTTATTACAGTAACCCAGATGCTCTTATTTGGGGTATGCAAGTAGGATGTTTAATACATCAAAAGTCTATGGCATTTGATTATGCTAAAAACTTTAAGAGTCGTTTCATTGTAGGTTGTGGAGTTATTATTAACGGTCAACCAAAGCTAATGCCTATGGTATTAAAAGAGAATGGGCGTTGGAATGGTCATGTTTCTTAGGACAATTATGCAACGGTCAGAAGTAGAAATTATCTGTAATCACATGCTAGGCAGAGTGATTGTATCTTGTGAAGCATTACATGGCGATAGCACTATAGTCATCACATTAGATGACGATAGCATGATAGAAATTAGTGGTGAAGAACTAGCTATCTATGGTGAACTAACACCAATGGATGACTAGACGCAAATCACAATACCATTACTACCAACCTGACAGACGGTTACAGACCCATCAGGTGCTAGTATAGTAGTAGTTTGAGCCATAGCTCTTTCTGTTCCCCAAATAGCTAATGCAGCTAATACCACAATAAATACCCAATACGTTTTACTCATCATCAAATCTTTCCAAGATAGCTTCCACTTCAGGTGGGTTTACAGCATCTTCATCTCTAGTAGCTTGTAATAGCTTATTCTTATACCAATCAGACTTTTCTAAATCTTGTTGTGGATTATCTTTAAATGGATAACGTAAGTCATATTTAAGTTTACATCCTTTTAAATACCCAATGTATTCTTCTTTTGTTAAACGACTCTTAATTACGTCTATTGCTTCAATACCACCTACCATGTAATGTGGAGGTCTATTCACCATATCTACCATAACTATCCCCTTATAAAAAGTAAATCAATCACCTGATACGTACCATAAAAAAAGCCTATTATACTACCAATTACTAAAGCGTATATAATATAATCAATTATTTTTAATATCCTATCCATTTACCATATTCCCTTCCTACAGTTACAGATACATACTCTCTATTCTTAAAACGTTTATCTAGTTCGCTATTATAAGTCCATTTAGGTAAACTAAAATATCCTTGGCTTTCCAAATACTTTAATCTTGTCCTATTAGTTACGCATTCTTGCACAATTTCTTTAATGCTGCAACCAGGATGTTCATCCATATATTTCATAATAAACTTTGCTTGTCTTTGATCGTCTAATTTAGTGTACATCTTTTACTCCATGAGCTTTTTCTATAAGCCTAGCAAATCTAAATATTCTGTCAAGCGTTAAAACAGCATTACCACTTCCAAATGCTTCTTTATATGCTTTAATAATTTCTTCTTGTGTAAGTGGGTTAGAGTCCACCATAAGCCTCCGTTAATTTTTTACTATCATATCTTGACAATCCTTTATATTCTTCTACAGGTTCACCAGGAAACAATGGTGTTATCTTAATATGATGTGTTGTGTTCTTTAAATCGTTTAAATATGATAATTGGTTAGGATGAAACGACCATAAATAAGACTTCTTTAGGTCACCAGACTTAACATCATACTCTTCATAAAGCCATGCTACAGGTTCTTTTTTCATGATTTATCCAATAGTAATGAATGTCCAAATAATCCTATTTCAAAATAACAACTGTGTAAAGTAATATCAAAACTTAAATATAATATAATTGGCTTATATTTGTAAACAGTTATATTATTATATGGCCCATCATCTTTATGTAATCTCCAAGCTATTTTTTGTTCATCATAACTACTAAATGGATTCATAAT